GAGAACATCTGATTTTATAGACAACCGGTAGATTTCATGAATCCTATTTGTTTTCTATTAATATTGTGACTCTTTAATTTCTTCGGATAATCGAAATATTGCTCCTGATTATTTTTTTCAATATGAATTGAATATGGAATAGTTTTCACTATCTTTGCAGTGTAACCAGGAGCTTGATGGCAATAAATATTGTCATCAGGCTCTTTTTTATTGTCATATCGTGGCAATGGATTTAAGTAATTCTGCAACAATGACGTAAGTAAATAGACATATCTTTGAAGTAGTATTATAATCAGATAAACAATAGACAGAATGGAATTAAACGACTGGTTGGCTATAATCGGGGCTTTCGGAGGATTGGAGGCTGTCCGTTGGGGTGTCACGTTCTGGGTGAACCGCAAGACGAACGCACGGAAAGAGGATGCGTCCGCCGATTCAATGGAGGATGAGAACGAGCGCAAGCAGGTTGACTGGCTGGAAGAACGTATCGCCCAGCGTGACGCCAAGATTGATGCGTTATACGTTGAGCTTCGTAATGAACAGTCTGATAAGCTGGCATGGATTCATAAGTGCCACGAGCTGGAACTGCAATTGAAAGATGCCGAACATAACCGTTGTGACAGGCCCGACAGCGAATGCGGCCGTCGTATTCCACCACGCAGGGCTACATTAATTAAAGATAAGGAGGAAAAGAAATGAAGTTTTTTACGATTGCGGAACTCTGCAAGTCAACAACTGCTGACCGCTTGGGTATCAATAACAGATGCAGACAGGAGCATGTGACTGCTCTGACTGCCTTGGTGGATAATGTGCTTGATCCGTTACGCACATGGTGGGGAAAGCCAATAACAGTAAACAGTGGCTATCGCTGTCTGGAACTTAATGCAGCTGTCAAGGGAAGCAAGACCTCGCAGCACATGAAGGGGGAAGCTGCTGATATTGACACTGGGGACAGACAGCAAAACAAGCTGTTATTTGAATATATCCGCAAGAACCTGCCCTATGATCAATTGATTGACGAGTCTAACTTCGCTTGGGTGCACGTCAGTTATCGGGCTGACGGGGATAACAGGATGCAAGTTCTTAAGTTGTAGACTATGTTGGTTAGAGTTATGAACTGGGTAAGCCGGCATATATTGCTGGCTCCTTTCATGTGTTTGTTCCTGTTGTTCGGATCATGTGGCAGCTCGCATAAGGCTGTCAAGTCCGATGTAGAAGTAATCAGCAAAGATAGCGCCAGTGAATCTGTCAACATCGTACACGGATCAAGTACCTCTTTGAGCGAACTCATTACTACTAATAGTAACTATGTGATTGATTTCTGTATCTATGATACCCGAAAACCGCCCGATAGCCTGACCGGGAAACCTCCGTTATTGGCAGACGGTCATGTGGAAGGTGATTTCAGCAAGAATAAAAGGAAGGAAACTGCAATCAAAGACAGTACGGAAGTGAAAGCTGACAAGGAAACCACTTCCACCAAACATGAAGAAACCAAGACTGAAGGGGTAAAGGATAAAAAAGAATCCACTTTGCTTAAACAAATCGGTTTTGCCTGTGTTTGTGTAACCGTTTTGATTGTCGTTATGCTGATAGTAAAGCATTGGCGCAATAGACAATCTTCATCATAAGACTTTAAATTTATAAATTGGACTGCCCCAGCTCGTGATGAGTCGGGGCTATTTTTGTTATCTTTGCCGGAACTAACATTAACTTATGTATTATGGCTGAAAAAAAAGAATCTTATTCCGAGGAGGAATTGAATGAAATGATCGTATGGTTCAATAACCATGCTGATGAACTTCCCAAAGAAATGCAGATTAACAAAGCGGCTTTCACTCCGGATTTGAAACTTACTGTTGAAAGTTGTATCATGCAGGCTAAGCAATGTCTGGGCAACTATAAGATGGCCGGGGCTTTCCGAATGCTCCAACAAATCAGAGAGAACCTTGAAAAGGCGGTCCAATAAGCTGCCTTACATTTACCCTTTCATCATATCGGGGTTAAAAACATAATCAATAACCCTACTGTTAACATCATTAATTACGGAAAAATCTTTTTTTATGTATAGATCTGTCATTCTGTTCTCTTTATCTACATGATTTAGTGCTTCTCCTACTGTACCTTTGTCCACTTTTAAATCGTTTCGTGCGATGGAAGCGAAAGAATGCCGGGCTGCGTAAAATTCCAAATCTTCAATGCCAAGAACTTTCCCTATCTGTTTCAAACCTACATTTATGGCAACATTGAGTCTGCCATAAGTGGAATACTTTTTATATAACCTAAAAACTCTTTCTTCGGATACGTCCTTATACTTTTCGTATATGGGCAATATGAAGGGATGAATGTTAACGCTTATTTTTGCTTTATCAGTCCTTCTTGTTGCAGTTTTTGCCCTGTTGTATGTGATTGTAAGCGTTCCCTTGCTTTCGCTTATAGTGTCACAAAGAAACAAATCTGCCGAGTTCATACCCATCAAGCAAAAGGATAATATAAACATATCCTTTGCAAAATTAAATCTGCAATCCTTCTCCTTTTTATCTTTAGTGAGTATATATGGCAGGTTGTATATGGCTCTGATAGTATCTGCGTCCAAAGCTCTTTCGCGGGTACATATTATATTAGGTATAGAATACTTGGTAAATGGAGACCATGGTATCTTTATGTCCCCTGCTTCTTCATCATTATATTCTTTTTTAGCTTCGTTATGCAAATGCCTGATTGCTCCCATATATAAAGAGAGTGCACGTCTTTGACCGAGATGTTCTTCATACGATTTCAAGAATTTGTAATTTATCTCCTTAAAATCCAATTTCTCCCGTCCCAGGAATTTTGTTAAAGAGTTTACCATGCAGGAATACACATTGATTCCATGCTTCTCTCTGTTCTCATCTATCCATTTGCGGGCGTAGGAAATGAAGTCTATTTTTAGAGATGATTCATCAGTTTTGGTTATATGCTCCACAAGTTCTGTTATATCCATATCGTTTATGAGCAATGACAACAGGTTGCACTTGCTCCGATATATGGATATGATGTTATTTAATTCATCTAAGATGGACTGATTTTTGATTTTAAACCCCTTGGTTATATCTTCTTTCGTAACATATATGGAAGTGGGAATCCTTTTAAGCTTCCTATTGTGTGTGACTCTTATCTTAACGTTGTAAGTGCCATCTATTCTTTTCCTATCTTTAAATATTTCATATTTGAATGTTGCCATAATCGTGTATGTATGTTGAAACTATGTTGAAACAATTTCACGCAAAAGTAACTCTTTGGCGCAAAAGTGGCAAATAAATTTTTTGTTCACATGAAAAAAAACTTTCCCAAAAGCTTTGTATTATTGATTTTCTATGTATCTTTGCATCGTTATTATTTCTCGGGGTATTAGCTCATCTGGCTAATTTTTTCTACTTCTTAATCTGCTGTTTGTCACCTATTTATATTTTTCGTTTTCGTTTGATGTTGAAACAATGTTGAAACAAAGGAGATTTTCATGTTAAAGCCGGGCGTAATCCCCGGCTTATGTTGTTTTTTAACTCTTCCCGGATTCCAATCATGTTCTTTAGTTGTTATTGCTAAAATATTGCTAAAACAATTTTCAAATCATTTCAATTCATCAAGCCTGTAACTACTTCCGTCTATAAATATCGAAGTACCAACAGTTGTAAACGTAGCCTTCTCCCTCACCATTCCACCGAGAGAGTTTTTAGCCCCATAATCCAGTTCCCAATTTACTGTGAAATCTCCATCCTTTGTGTATTTTTCGCTGTACACCTTGAAAGATTCAGGGTCTTTTAAGGTATAATCGAAATATGCTTTATACACTTTCCTCCCTTTATAAACAGCTTCATCGCAGGAACTCATACAGAATAGTGCTGACAAGCCTATTATGGTAAATAGAATCTTCTTCATAATCTTATATATTTAGTTTGTTCTTTAATTCGTTGAAAGTATCTGGATTCTCAAAATCTCCCCAACAGTATTTCTTGTATCTGTCCCGGTCGAAGCTGTCTTTTTTCTCATAAACAATCAGGTAATCCTTATCACATAAAACAATCACAGAAGAATTAAGTAATCGGGCGTATGAGCGCGCTTGCAAATATGCTTCTTCTCTTTCCTTGTTATTCCTCATACACAGCTTGGCTTCAATCAACACTTTTGCCCTTTCCTCATTTGGTTTATTGCCATAATGTAACGCATAATCTGGGAATATCCTATGTCCTCTCCCTGCTTGGATTGGTAACTGCCGGATGAAGTCTTTGTTTTCATACCATCCCATAGAGTTAAGCAATGGTTCCAGCAATTGCTGTTCTACATCATGTTCGTACTCTATAATTACGTCTTTGGGCAAGGTTGGGGCATACAATTTTGGCAAAACCTCTATATCAAATCCTTTTGTTTTTATCATCCGAAGTAACTCTGAATAGTTCTCACTGTTAACCGACCAACCATTTACTCCCTGAAAGTTTTTTCTAACAAGTGGGTGTTTGAAAAAATATTCATCAGTTTGTAGTTCTTTCAAAGTAATGTGAGGAATATTTATTCTATTCCCAATATAGATACACCCGTAGTATCGGAATAGAGGGTCTATTACGCCATCCGTAAGCGATATCTCTATGCAAGTGATTGCACTGATTGGGGACGTTTCGTAATGAACAAGAATATCCCCTTTCTTTGTTTCGGGGCTTGACTGCCAGAATTTCGATTCTAAGGATTTATCTTCTTGGTATAACCTGCCGCCAATGAACCAGACTTGTGACGGTTTGGGCATGTCTATTTTCTCGCTTGGGAGATTATTGGGTGCGAAGTCGTATAGGAAAGACCATAGATCTGCTGGAGATAGTCCATTTTCTTTTCTGAACAAATAAAACACCTCGCAAAGTTCCCAATAATACATGCACCTTCCTTTGTAATCAGTTCTTTTGGGAATATTGGGGAGGTCTATGTTAAAGAAATCCGCTATTTTATTCAGCTCGAATATTCGGCAAAGGAACAGGTACGGGAAGAAATATTCTGGGGCGAACTGTGATAAGACATAGGACATCGGCTGGATAATCCCAAGCATATTCTTGAAGTCGTTAGCAGGAAGCCATTGTTGCCCTTCTACCCTTATGCCTAATGTGATAAGTGAAATGTATAAATCTTTTGCTTCTTCCAATGAGCTGGGATGGTCATAATCTGATACACCGTAGCAATATATATTCTCCAACCAATCGTTATATAAATCTTCTGGTATGAAATTAGCGTACGGACAATAATCCTTGAATGAAACATATCCTCCCGCATCGGAAAAGTATTTTATCATCTCTATTCCGATTGTGGTCTGTTTATATAGGTCCCATGTGTATTGGTTGAAACTCATGGCGTTTATTTCATCGTATTCATCCTAATGCTTAGTTTTACTAAAGCTAGTGCCTTAACTGATGCCAAAGGAAAATCTTTGGGTTGATGGTGCTGATTGTAACTTACCAACTTAATCCAATCACCTCCTTTTTCAGATTGATTTATGTATTTTACAGTTAGATATTCTTCACCTTCTACATCTATTGAAACCAAATACATTTCCCCATAAAAAATGTGTTGGATTTCTACGGGAACTTCTTTATAAGCTATAATATCTCCCGATTTCAATAAAGGATACATAGAATCTCCTTTGACATATACAGCACCGTCACATTTCGGTATGTTGGGGATACTTATCTTTCCTAGTATGTTTTGGTCTTTGTTCACCAAAAGAGATTTCAAATTTGCGGCAGCCTCAATGTCATATAGATTAATTATGCCTTCTTCATCTATCCTTTCTATATATTTAGGCTTATTGATAATCGTAACATCTCCTAGTTCAATCTCATCAGCCATTGCCTGTTGGACAAGATCGCCTAGAGACATATCCAAGGCTTTAGATATGATTATCAATTCTGATAGTCTTCTTTTAGATAAATCATCATATCTACCTATATTGGTAGATTCTATGCCTAACGCATCAGCTATTACTTTATTTGTAACACCTTGATTTCTAATTATTTGTCTTAATGTTATCATTTTAGATTAATCAAATTAGACATTATTAACACAAATAATAATCAAAAATGATATACTATATCAAAATTGATAGTATATTTGCATTATCAAATTAAACTGATACAAAGAAACGAAGATTAATTCAGATTTCAAATAGTATAAACATATTAAAATACACGATTATGAGAACAAGAGAATTTTTACACGAAGTAATGAGCCTTGCTTGGCAGTTCGTTAAGCGTAATGGCTATACCATGAGCGAAGCAATGAAGGTCGCTTGGGCTAATTTGAAACTGAAAGGTGAGATGAAGAAGAAGATAGTGAAGTTCTACTTCAAAAAAGTGGACGGTTCTGTTCGTGAGGCATACGGTACACTAAATGAAAAGCTGATGCCTGCCATCACTGGTACTGACAATAGAAAGAAGAATGATACCGTCCAGACTTACTATGATACTGAACGCCAAGAATTCAGATGCTTCAAAAAAGCTAATCTGATGTCAATCGCATAAAAGATATGGATATGAATGCTTACACGATTAACCAGCAGTTGGATAGCCTTTATAAAGATTTAGAGGCTGCCCATAACAATGATGAAGAGGCTGTCTGCCTGATGTTCAATGCTGATAGCAAAAAAGAAGCTATCCAGTTGATAACGGATGAGATAGACAGTTTGGAAGATGCCTTAAAAGGTTTTGAAACTTGTGAAGATGATGGCATGGACTACGATGCTCTATGCCGGGTACAAGGTATCAGCCGATACGCATAATACACGATTATGCAACGCACGACAGCCCTACAGACGGATTGAACGGCAACCGATAGCGAGAATCGGGTAGGGTACTATTGATTGGTTCTTTGACATATTGATACGATAAAAAGATATATTTCTGCGAAGGCACGTAAGCGAAGCCAGTGATGGTGGATAGTGGTGGGTGCAAGTGGAACGGAATTGACACCGATAGCAACCGAGGATAAGCCGACAATGGGCGAATGGTTGTATATGTCTGATGGTGGTAAAGCCACGAAGTTGAAATGATTTTTACTTTCAGCACGCCAATTTGTCTTTAGCGTGGTGAGTATGCTTGGTTAGGCACAAGTATCGCTGAAAGGTCTTATAGTCTGTACTGAACTGAAATAAGGTTCTGCTATTCGATTAGGGTACAGATACTTATTTAAATTTATACGATTATGAAAACAATCCAATTCGTTTTATCTATATTGGTTAGTATATGTGCTGCCGGTATGCTTTACGGGGCTATTACTACTTACAGTCCTATGAAAATATTCTCTATCACTATAATGAGTGTTATATGTGTAGGGTGTGTGTCGCTCATGAGAATAACTTATAGAGAACTTAAAACAGACCGCTAAAAGGTAGTCCTATAATCCGGCACAAGGCGCATGGGGATGAGTGCACAATCACCTTGTAAACCAGCTGGGCGGTAATTTATGAAGTAGCATTGTTGGAATGCGTGTAAGCGATTAATTGTTGGTATTAACTTATATTCTAATTTATATATTCATTTAGCTTACAAGAAGTAGGTTCGACTCCTACCTTTTTAACGACATTTTAAATTTATACGATTATGACAGTGGAAGAATTAAGAGGCATGACGCATGAAGATTTAGTAAGGCGTGTGCAGGAACTGGAAGAGGCTAACGAGAAATTAGCTGAAGAGAAAAATACATGGTATAAATCTTGGAGTGATTTGAAACAGAAGTTTGATCATTTCAAAAATGCGGTTAAAAGCATTGTTCTGATAATAGATTAGATATTCGTGTTTTATATTGTGTTTGTACTGGGTGTGCCGTCCGTGAGGATAGTGCACCTTTTTTAAAAAAGGATGGTTAGCTTATCGGTTAGAGCTTCGTATTGCGCAAACAATTGGCACGATTGAGAGGGGTTCGATTCCCTTACCATCCACGAATCATTAATTAAATTTTACTCTTATGGCAAAAGAACTGAAAGAAAGAACAGAAATTAAGAAAAAGCTGAAAAAGAAGAATGACAGAATCAGCTTTGACTTTAGCGACAAACTTGCCGGACAGCTTCGCAGGTGTACCGCTGATCTTAACAGGCTGGCAAGGATTGATCGGATAATAGACAAGAAGCAAACTTTGTATTCGGTGGACACTAACAGGGAAGCCGGATATATTGAGGTTATTCGCAATTATTAATCAGCTGACTTACACGATTATGAAGAGAGTTTTTAATGAACTTACACCTGAATGCGAGATTACGGCACGAATGTATGCACAAGGGTATGAGAAAAAAGAAATTGCAAACCTCAAATGCCGAGCGGTCAGCACGATAAACAACCAACTGCAAAGAGCTTTTGAGATTTTGAACGTAAGGAACGGCAGAGAACTGGCAACCATGCTATATGAGAGAATAGCTGGTATGAAGTTCACGATGGACTTTTCACCTACTATTAGGTCGGCTGTTGCTTTCTGCCTGTTGTGCATCTTTTCTTTTTCGCTCTATCACGAACAGGGCGATATGAGAAGGGGACGAAGAACGAGAGTTGAACGAATTGAAAGAACTGGACGGTATGGAGGTAAGACTTGAATTATTTGAATTTAAAAATATCTGCATGGACATGGCGGAGCTTGGTGCAGCTGCCAGTGAGAAGAAACGGTCTCCTGTATCTGATGAAATCAAGCAAAGAGAAGCGTTCAGATGGTTAAAGACACTTGGGTATGAACCTAACTTTTTGGAAAAGTTAGAGAAAGAAGGATTGGTGCATAAGAAAAGAAAAGGCTCATCCAGAAATTCTCCTATCATATATTCCAAGTTCGAGATACAATCCGCTATTAATGCTTTTAAAATGAGTAAATATCTGAACAAATAACCCTATAAAATTTACGATTATGTCACTGATTAAGAAAAGTAATGAATTAGTTATCCCGACCACCGTGAAGATGATGATTTACGGTCAAGCCGGAATGGGAAAGAGTACGGTAGCATTGAGCGCACCGAAACCGCTGCTGTTGGACTTCGATAACGGCGTGAAGCGCATGAACATGGCGCACTTGGAGAATATAGACACGGTACAGGTCACTTCATGGAGCGATGTTCAGCAAGTTCTTCAAGAGGACTTGTCCGCTTATCAGACCATTGTAGTAGATACCATCGGCAAGATGATGGACTTCATCATTACTCACAAGTGTGGAACCCGCCAGCCGTCCATCCGTGATTGGAGCGGTATCAATGCAGAGTTTTCATGGATGACACGAACACTTTCGGGGCTTAACAAGCACATCATTTTCGTTGCCCATCGCGACACAAGAAAAGAAGGTGATGATACGGTGTTTATCCCTGCCTTGCGTGAAAAATCCTACAACTCTATCGTTACTGAACTGGATTTGCTCGGTTATCTTGAAATGAAAAGCGAAAGAGGCGTCCAAAGACGTACTATCACTTTTGACCCAACTTCAAGAAATGACGGTAAGAATACTTGCAATCTTCCTTCAGTGATGGAAGTTCCTACCATCCTTGACAAGAATGGTAATCCAACCGCAAAGAACGACTTTATCACCGCCAAGATAATCAATTCGTATTTGGGTATGCTTGCTGCCAAGAAAGAGGCACAGGAAAAGTATGATAAAGTTATTGAAGAGATAAAAGAACAGATCGAACTTATTACGGATGCGGAATCTGCCAATAATTTTATCGCGCAAATAGATAACTTTGAGCACGTTGGTTCTTCAAAGCAAATGGCGGCAAAGTTGGTAGCTAACAAAGCGAAGTCTTTGAATCTGAAACTTAATTCAGAAAAGAAATATGAACCAGCAGCCTAAATATCGTATTTACGCAACGCTTCTTGATGCCTTTGGGGCATATCTGAATAGTGATGTGATTTGGGATAAGTACTGGGGGTGGTCAGAAAATCCACCCCATACTCCTGAAGAATTTCACGAACAACAGTTTCAAGAACTGATAGACCGTATCAACCGCAAGCCATTCGATAGCGAAGCGGCAGACAAGGGAACAGCCTTTAATGAGGTTATTGACTGTATGGTTGAAAATCGGAAATCTGAAACTGTGCAGGTTGAAAAGATATATAAGGTAATACGCGAAGGAGCTTGTGACGAAACAGGTAAACCTTTGTATTACGATGAGGTTCAGACCAACGAGGTTATAGGTTTGAAAGCTACCTATAATAATCGTGTTTTTACTTTCCCAATCTCACTTTGCCGAGAGTTTTCCGGTTACTTCAAAGGAGCATTAACCCAACAAAGAGTAGAAGCGATTATTCCAACCGCATACGGCAATGTTTTGGTTTATGGGGTAATTGACGAGCTGATGCCGGCCAGCGTCCACGACATCAAAACAACCGGTAGTTATACCGTGGGAAAGTTCAAAGATCACCACCAGCATTTAGTATATCCATACGCTTTAATGAAGAACGGTTCTGATGTACGGACATTTGAGTATAACATTGTGGAGTTCAACAAAGGCGGTTATGTGGTAGATACCTATACAGAAACATACGTTTTCAATCCTGAACGTGATATTCCTATTCTTACTAATCATTGTGAGGAATTTATCCGGTTTTTGGAAGAAAACAGAGAACTTATAACCGATAAAAAGATTTTTGGAGGAGAAAATTAATGGCAAACCAAATAACCGGACGGATAATCGAAATTGGACAAACCGTTCAAATACCATCCAAAAACGGTGGTTCCTCATTTACAAAACGGGAGTTTATTTTAGATGCTACTACTTACGACCCTTATACGGGAGAGCGTAGCGAGTATGAGAATGTTATTCCCTTAGAGTTTTCAGGCGATAAGTGTGCAGAACTTGACCGCTTTAATCATGGTGATGTTGTCACTGTATCATTTATGATACAAGGTCGTTCTTGGACGAATCAGGACGGAGAACTCAAACGTATGGCATCTATCCGGTGCTACAAAATAGATGCGCGTGGTGGTGTATCGCAATCCCAACAAACAACATCGGTACAACAGCCAGCGCCACAGTCGACCTATCAGCAACAGCCACAGAATTTCCCGCCTCCGGTTGATGTTAATGGCAATGTAAAGGACGATTTGCCTTTTTAGCGTATGTTGTTCGACTTGAAGAATGAATTTCAAATACCCAAGTTCAAGGAGTATGTAAACAAGCTGTTTAGTGAACGTGCGGTGGTGGAAGTGAAAAAGAAACTACCTAACCGCACGCTTGCCCAAAACAGCTACTTGCATCTTCTTTTAGGGTATTTCGGTAGTGAGTACGGTTGCAGTCTCGACGAAGCAAAAATTGATTTTTATAAGAGGACTTGCAACCGTGATTTGTTTGAGAGAAAGACGGTCAACAAGAAAGGTAAGGAAGTAACTTACTTAAGAAGTTCTGCCGAGCTGACAACAGGTGAAATGACCTTGAGTATTGACCGTTTCCGAAACTGGAGCGCATCTGTGGCAGGTATCTATTTGCCTGCCGCTAACGAACAACAGATGCTTATCTACGCACAACAAGAAATTGAACGTAATAATGAATTTATTTAAAAATTGAGATTATGAAGAAAAGAAAATTTCCCCAAGATGTAGCAAGATTCTTTCATCCTGAAAAATCAATCAACCCTAAATCCAGCGGTATTCACCAAATAGAGAAAGCCTCTCAAAGAAGCTATATTCCAGTTTATAATACTATGGGTACTGCAAGAAAGGTTTACAATGAGTTTGGCAAAATAAGTTATAGATAATATGGACAAATTTTTAGGACAAGACATTCCTGAACAGGAACGATGGCAGTTTCTTCAGGACAATGCCGATGCAGTGGAGAAAATCGGTTATACTCACCGATTCACACCCGAAGAATTGGCGCAAAAGAAAGAAACATTAGCTGAAGTATCAATCACCATCAATGATATTGAGATAGAAAAGAAAGAGGCTATGGACGAGTTCAAAGAACGTCTGAAACCTTTGAACGAAGAAAAGCAGGAACTTTTGGACCACATTAAGAGAGGTTCTGAGTTTGTAGAAAATGAAGAATGTGCCAAAATCCTCTATCACGAGGAAAAGATGGCAGGATTCTACAACAAGCTGGGCGAACTGGTTTATAGCCGTCCCATTATGCCACAGGAGATGCAAAAGACAGTATTCAGTATTAACCGTAAAACAGGAACAGAATCATGAGTGAAAACAAAATCAACCTGGTAGTACCGAAGGATTATAACGGTACGCCAATCGAAGTAGTATTACGTGAAGGTAAAGCACCCGTAGCACTTGACCCGAAAGAACCGGAAAGAGTGATTATCAGTGGAACTATTGATGCACCTTACAGATGGCTGGAGAAGCGTGTCGAACTGATCAATCAGAAATCGGCCAATATCATCGTAAACCGTGACAAGATGGGACTGGCTCTGACTATTGATGAAACCAACTACTATCAGACTGAAATTAGTGGAGTATTACAAGCTTCCAAGGAAATGCTGGAGTTCGGTATCAACACCGACAAGAAATGGGAACCTATTAAATTATCCCAATTCTTCAAGATGCACCGTGCTTTCTTCAAGGATAAATCTGAAAATATGATGCTGGTTTCTACTTTGAAGAACTTCAAGGCAAAAGTTAATCAGGACATCGAACGCAGCAAGGAAGAAAACGGAAGCAAGACGGACAATTATTCTCAGGTTGTTGATTCTAATCTTCCGAAATCTTTCAAACTGAATATCCCCCTGTTCAAAGGATTTGCCTGTGAAGAAATCGAGGTTGAAATCTATGCAGATGTAGATGGCCGAGACGTTTCCCTTTCTCTCGTGTCCGCCGGGGCCAACGAGGCCATTGAAGAATACAAAAACAAGGTGATTGACGAACAGATTGAAGCAATCAAAGGTGTTGCACCTGACATCGTAATCATCGAAATCTGATTGATTATGGAATACATACCCGACTGGTACGTCCCACCACAGTCTGATTGATTATGGACTGGGGGAACGATTATCCGGAAGAACCGGATGAATACGAATTTGACGATTTTAATTTTGAATGAGCCTACCTTGAATGGTCTTATAGGGCGCAAAGGTTTATGCGGGTTCGATTCCCGTTGCGCCCACGCACATACATAGTGCTCTGAGTGTGTTTTTCATAGTATTGTCCGCAAGCCTAGCCGGGGTTACGCCAATGGCACCGTGTCGGAACTGCGGACTCAATGGTATCGTGGCGGAATTGGTAGACGCTATGTAGACTTTCGAGATAGGTTCGTAAATGGGAGGATATGGATTTTCAATCAAAACACCTATCATGCAGGTTCGAGCCCTGCCGGTACCACAAACTAAAATATAATTATATGGAAAAGATTTTTGATAAGGATTTTAGAAATGAATTATTCTGCTGTTTGAAAGAGTCTGGAATGAAAGATGAAGAAGTAAGTAGGATAATTAAAAAACGCTACAAGGAGGCATTGAAGAATGCTGTTATTAAACGATTAAATACTGTTGTAAAAGCAATCAAAGAGGATAATCTTGAAGAAATAAACACCATTGTAGATAATAGTCCTTCAGGTGATGGCTATGGTTGTGATAATTGCTATATCTCTTTTAAAGATATTACTGATTGCGAAGATATTGGAGACGTTATAAATGCTTTGAGATAATGGATGAATTACTTACTGGTAAGATTTGTCCTTATTGTGGCAAACCAACTGAATTTGTAGATAGTTCTGTAATCTACGGGCGTTCATACGGCATGATTTATCTCTGTCGGGATTGTAGGGCTTATGTAGGTGTACATAAAGGGACAGACCAAGCATTAGGGCGTTTGGCAAATGCAGAACTGAGGGAAGCCAAGAAAGAAGCCCATTTCTATTTTGACCAGATCGCCAAGACCAATCTTATAAACAAGATTTGGAAGAAGCATATCCCAAATACATCGAATAGGAATAAGGCTTATTTGTGGCTATCCATTCAATTAGGGGTACCACGTGAAGTTTGTCACATAGGTATGTTTGATGTGGAAGACTGTAAGCGAGTTGTTGAACTATGTAAACCAATAATAGAAGAATATGGAAACAAAAAAAGTAACTAAAATCGTTTACATCGCTAATGATGGAAAAGAGTTTCTTACAGAAGAAGAATGCAAGAAGCATGAAAAGTATGTGAAAGAGATTTTGCGAAATATTTCCTATTTCTGCATCCGTTGCCACCCTGATTTAACTGAAACAGGAAACTATATGCATAAAATATATGCAGCAGTCCTTTCTAAAAATGGATTGTTCAGTAAGGAAATCGCATTTCAATGGGCTTTGAAGAAGTTTGGTACTTACTTAGGGGAAAGCGTAATGGGATATGGTTTCCAACCCAATTTTAATGTAAGTGAAGTTTCTAAAGAAGAATATGAAGAATGTCCTGCTACTGTATGGGGAGGCACTCCATTAAAAAGTGAAAAGATATTTTTAAGTCCTCAACAAGTAGATGGATTTCCAAAGAATATTGATTACATAAAAGAATGGGGATTCAAATAATGCCGTATTATATCAAGAAACCAAAAAAGAAGAAAGAAAAGCCTTTGCCGTTATTTGACAAGGCAGGTATCAAGATTAAGAAGAAGCCGGATTTAGTGGCCAAACTCGACAAAGTTTTCAGCCGCTATATCCGGCTTCGTGATTGTATGCCAAACGGGTATTTCCGTTGTATCTCATGCGGCCAGATAAAGCCATACGCACAGGCCGATTGCGGACACTTCCATTCGCGCCGCCACATGGCCACACGCTTTGACGAGGACAACGCCCACGCAGAATGCCGGGCGTGCAACCGATTCAGTGCTGACCATCTGATACAATATGAAAAGAACTTGAAGGTCAAAATCGGTCAGCAACGTTTCGATAAGCTGGCATGGAAGGCCGGACAAACAAAGAAATGGAGTGATTTAGAGTTAATGGAACTCACAAAGTATTATAAGGCTTTGGGAGATAAGTTGGGTAAGGAGAAAGGACTATGAATGAATTAAAGCCCGGAACATTCGTAATGATGGTAAAAAACGAGGATGGATCATTTTCTCCCGTTGGGATGAATAAGGAACAAGCATACATTGTGCTTTCTTTTTTAAACCGTTTGAGTGAGGACGAACCGATTATCGTAAAAGACAACGAGAAATATGTACAAGCTACGTGATTATCAACAAAAGACTAGTGATGCAGCGGTAAATTTCTTTGCCAACAAAGCCAAGAAGAACAATGCCATCATGGTGCTGCCGACTGGGGCAGGGAAGAGTCTGGTAATAGCCGATATTGCTAGCCGCCTTGAAGGGCATACGCTGGTATTTCAACCTAGCAAGGAAATACTCGAACAGAACTATCTGAAGCTCTGTTCGTATGGTATTCTGGACTGTTCCATATATTCCGCATCATTTGGGCGGAAAGAGATTTCAAGAATAACATTCGCTACGATTGGTAGTGTTGTCAATCATCCTGAGCTTTTTCAGCATTTCAAGAATATAATTATAGATGAATGCCATCTGGTTAACCCGAAAGAAGGAATGTATAAATCATTTCTTTCTATGCTGAAGTGCAAGGTGCTTGGATTGACGGCTACACCTTACCGTCTTTCATCAAGCAGGGATTTTGGCAGTATGTTGAAGTTTATCACCCGGACCCGGCCTTGTGTATTCTCTGAGGTCATTTATCAGGTTCAAATTTCCACCCTTTTGGATATGGGTTATCTGTCAAAACTGAATTATTATGAAATGAACCCTTTAGGATGGAATGAACTTAATCTGAAGGTGAACACGACCGGAGCCGACTACACAGACAAGTCTGTCGTAAAGGAGTATGAGCGTATCGATTTTTACGGGTTTCTGGTCAGCATTGTGCAAAGACTAATGAACCCTAAAAGCGGGATAAAACGAAAAGGTATATTGGTCTTCACGAGGTTTTTGAAAGAAGCTGAACGCCTTACCTGGTCTATTCCCGGAGCGGCCATCGTTTCAGGAGAAACCCCAAAGAAAGAGCGAGAGAGTATTCTTGAGGCATTCAAGGCCGGAGAAATTCCGGTCGTGGCCAATGTCGGCGTACTTACTACCGGATTTGATTACCCAGAACTGGATACGATTGTCATGGCACGTCCTACGATGTCTTTGGCACTGTGGTATCAAATAGTCGGTCGTGCTATCCGTCCGCACCCGAGTAAAGAGGCCGGATGGATCGTTGACCTTTGTGGAAACAAAAAACGATTTGGAGAAGTGAAGGATCTTCGCCTTGTTGATAGTGGAAATGGTAAATGGGCAGTGTACTCTAATAACAGGCAGTTGACTAACGTAAGATTCTAAAACTATGGAAGAAGGATTTTTGAGGCTAAGCCGCAGGTTTTTCTCGAATGAAATGTGGAATGAAGCCCGTACTTTTAGCAGTTGCGAAGCGTGGTTAGACTTAATTCAGTCTGCACGATTTGAGGTAACGCCCCGAAAGGAGAGTATCGGAGGTCGAGAAATCTCTTATTCAAGAGGTCAATATCCTGCATCCATAAGATTTCTGTCACAGCGTTGGAAATGGTCTGAAAAGAAGGTGCGTTCCTTTCTTGTGCATCTTAGAAAGAAAGGTATGATAACTGTTGAGTGCAATCAAGGAATGAACCTTATAACCTTATGTAAATATGAAGAATATAATCCAATGGGCACAACCAAGGGCACAAGTAAGGACACAGGTATTGAAAAGGAAATCAATGAATTAAGACACGAATGGGCACAACTAAGGGCACAACTTGGGGCACAGCCCATGAACAACAATCTACCGCAATCCGAACTTTTACAAAAATCAGGGCACACAGAGGGCACAAATACAAAGAAAGAAGAAAGAGAGTATATAGATATATCTCTACATCAAAAGAAAGAAAATACTCCTGACGGAGTATCAAAGAAAGCCAAGCTTTCTTCGCCATCCCCCTCTGAAAAGATTGATTACAGCGGATTGATGGAATACTATAATACCACATTCAAAGACAGACTCCAGCAGATAAGATCAATGACTGATGTGAGAAAAAAGGCTGTAAAAGCCCGGATAGCCCAATATGGGAAAGAGTCAGTGAGGAGTGTTTTCAATCTCATTCTTCAATCCCCGTTCTTACTTGGAGCTAATGACCGCAATTGGAAATGCGACTTTGATTGGATTTTCAAACAAGCAAACTTTACTAAAATATTGGAAGGAAACTATAATGGGACAAGACTTAGTAAAAATCAACAGGATAGCGAGCAGCGAAAACGTGATTCAGTTCTTGCAGTCGCTACAACCGTTAGAGAAGCTGCCGCAAAAAAGAGAAAGGAACTTGAAGCAGAGGGCGTTATTGAATAAATATCCCGATCCTGCACAATTCATTCTTGATTACAACCCTGATTTGCAGTTCAAACTTGTCAGATGTAATGCAACCCATTCAGAACTGGCGTTGAATGACAGCATTCCGAGTTTAGGGCTATTGTCTTCTACTTATGGGGATGAAACACCGATAGAATGGCTAAAGATACAATTTGGTTCATTGAATGACTTTGCAGAAGTTTCAACCAAGATAGCGAAAGAGCAACTTTCTGAACTATCGGAGATATTCCTTTCGGAGTATTATTATATAAATGCCGCTGAAATCTGTTTTTTCATAGCACGGTTTAAGTCAGGGAAGTATGGGCGGTTCTACGGTTCAATAGATCCATTGAAAATAACAAGTGCGATGCTGGACTACGTTTCTGAACGTCGGAAAGATATTGAACGGAAAGAGCGTGAACGATACAGAAACCAACGTGAAAAAGAGATAGAGGAGCGTGGAGATAACAGAATCTCTTATGCTGAGTACATTGAAATCAAGCACCGTGCTGATGCAGGAGATGAGGAAGCTAGAAAAATGCTGATATCACCATGAGAATAACCGTTTACTGGGTAACAAGAAATCCGGATGTTATCGTAAGAATCCGGAAAAAGTTCAATATCCCAAGTTATACTTCCGTGAACTACGAAACAGAATGTGAAATCAAGAATGAAGACTTTCCACTGTTAGAAGAAACAGAACGAAGGGGATTCATTCGAATTAGAAATAAGAATACACGATTATGCAAGGAACAGACAAACTGAATACGATAACCAACATCGTATTTGTCCTCACGGACGTTTTAGAAACCAACCTTCTAGAAATGCAGCAGCAATACAAGAAAGAAGGCTTTGAACTCAGACACGATTCAAAAAGAAACTTCAACACAGCCATAGCCGCGATAAAGAGATTGAAAAGTGATGTGAATCATTGCAGCGAATCCACTCAGGAAAACTTCGGCAATGATTCTGACATGGTGAACGCCATGTTGCTCACACTGATTGACAGATGCGGTGATGATGACAACCTCGCTTATAAGATGTACGAATACATTAAATCTTTCCCGTCCAAACTGAATCTAGACTTGGATTTGGATAATGCGTTCAGCCACCTGTTTAAAAAGGAGAAGTTATGAAATCGCAGAAAGACATCTTAAAATCCATTGAAGGTCTGTCCGATATAGAACTATTTGTTATTGATCTCTTTTGTGGCGCTGGTGGCTTATCCGAAGGTGTGGAAGCAGCACGATTGGATGGAAATAAATGTGCAAAAGTTGTTTGTTGTGTGAACCATGACAAGAATGCCATTCTTTCACATGATGCCAATATCCCTGATGCACTTCACTTTATTGAGGATATCCGTACACTGGAACTTTCCCCGATAAGCACTATTGTAGAACGTATCCGTCAGCTATACCCTGATGCCATGATAATGCTTCATGCCTCTTTGGAGTGTACTAACTTCTCGAAAGCCAAAGGCGGTCAGCCGAGAGATGCCGACAGCCGAACGTTGGCAGAACATCTCTTCCGTTATATTGATGTTATAGACCCTGACTACATTCAGATTGAAAATGTAGAAGAGTTTATGTCATGGGGAGATATGGATGAGAATGGGAAACCTATCAGCATGGACAAAGGCCGGCTTTATCAAAAGTGGGTGCGCAATGTCAAGAAGTACGGTTACAACTTTGAGCACCGCATCTTAAATGCTGCCGACTTCGGTGCCTACACCACAAGAAAACGCTTCTTCGGCATCTTTGCTAAAAAGAACTTGCCGATAGTATTCCCAGAACCGACCCATTGTAAAGGTGGTAGGCAAGATATGTTCTCGCGGCTGGAGAAGTGGAAGCCGGTAAAAGATGTGCTTGATTTCTCTGATGAAGGAACTACCATCTTCAGGGAAAAGCCTCTTGCAGAGAAAACGCTTGAACGTATCTATGCTGGACTTATCAAGTTTGTAGCCGGAGGAAAGGATGCTTTCCTTTCCCGTTACAATACGGTTCGCCCTCAAGACACATGCAAATCAGTTGATGAACCATGCGGAGTGTTGACTACTGAAAACCGCTTTGCAAAGGTACAGGTAAGTTTCCTCTCCAAACAGTTCAGCGGACATCCCGAAAGCAAGAATGTGTCTGTAGAAGAACCGGCAGGTGCAATCACCTGCAAAGACCACCATGTTTTTGTTTCTGCTTATTATGGAAATGGACATAATCATTCGGTAGACCTTCCAGCTCCAACGGTCACAACGAAGGACAGGATGGCTTTAATTGAAAGCCGATTTATGTGTTCTTATAACTTTAAGGATACAGGAAAGGATATTAATCAGCCTTGTCCTACACTTCTGACTAAAGACAGACTTTCCCTTGTATCTCCATTTTTTATGAATCAATATTCTGGAGGTGGTCAGGTGTCTGATATAAACTCGCCATGCCCCGCTGTTACCACAACACCGAAACAAAACTTGGTAACATACCAGCCGTGGATAATGAATACTGCATTCTCAAATGTAGGTAGCAGTATAGAGGAACCCTCCCAGACCATTACCGCAAACAGGAAATGGCACTATCTGATGAATCCACAGTTCAACAGTGCTGGCGGCTCTGTTGATAGCCCCTGCTTCACATTAATAGCCCGCATGGATAAGATGCCGCCTTATCTGGTAGCAACAGAAAGCGGTCAGGTAGCGATTGAAATCTACAACAATGATAGTCCTATGACCGTGAAGATAAAGGAGTTCATGGCACTGTATGGCATAGTGGATATTAAAATGCGGATGCTTCGCATTCCGGAACTCAAAAAGATTATGGGATTCCCTGAAGATTATGTTTTAATAGGCACACAAGCTGACCAAAAGAAATTTATCGGGAATGCGGTGGAGGTTACACAAGCGAGAAAAAATACTGAAGCACTTTGCAAAGTATTGAGAAAGTTGAGATTGAAGAAATCAAAAGAAATAGCTTAATGGAAAATGGAAAACTTATATTAGATGCCTGTTGTGGCAGTAGAATGTTTTGGTTTGACAAATATAATCCTCTTGCCTTATTTGTTGACAAACGTTCGGAAACACTTACGGCCAAGGACAGAGATAAGATTAGGATAATAGAAATAAGACCTGATATAGTGGCTGATTTTACCAACTTGCCATTTGAGGATAGCTCTTTCTACATGGTCGTGTTTGACCCGCCACATTTGAAAACACTTGGCAAAACATCATGGATGGCAAAGAAATATGGTAGGCTTCCGGATAATTGGCAAGAAATGATAAAAAGCGGTTTTGATGAATGTATGCGTGTCCTAAAGCCCAACGGGACATTGGTATTCAAATGGAGTGAGAGTGAAATAAAAGTCAATGAAGTTTTATCCATTATACCTTATAAGCCTTTGTTTGGGCATACCACTGGCCGACAAAGTAAAACGATATGGATGTGCTTTATGAAATTGCCAATTAACTAATAACTGATTAGAAAGGAATCAAATGATAATAGCATGGTTTTCTTGCGGTGTAACATCCGCAGTAGCTTGTAAGATAGCATTGAACTTGTATAACGATGTACAACTCTATTATATCGAAACAGGTTCCGGGCATCCAGATAATGTCCGATTTATCTCAGATTGCGAGAGATGGTACGGGCGGCCAATTCATACCATTCGCAGCGATAAGTATCTTAACGTAGAGGATGTGTTGGCTAAGAAAAGATTTATTAATGGTCCTACTGGTGCAGCTTGCACATTCGAATTAAAGAAACAAGTCCGTTACAAGCTGGAAAAAGAGTTGGGAAATTGGGACGGTCAAGTCTGGGGATTCGACTTTGACCCGAAAGAAATAAACCGTGCTGTCCGCTTTAAACAGCAATATCCTGATACAAAGCCGTTGTTCCCACTTATCGAGCGACAGATAACCAAGCAAGATGCAATGGGAATGCTTTGGAAAGCTGGCATTGAAATCCCTGCCATGTACAAGATGGGTTACAATAACAATAATTGTATCGGTTGTGTCAAAGGTGGAATGGGCTACTGGAATAAGATACGGAAGGATTTCCCGAATGTGTTTGATCGGATGGCTAAAATTGAACGAGAAGTAGGAGCAACGTGTCTGAAAGACCAATCTGGAAAAATATTTCTTGATGAGCTTTCTCCTAACCGTGGAGAAATGCCGGAAGAGATGATACCGGATTGCTCTCTTATATGCCAAATAGAATTTCAAGAATTACTTGACCGGCAGGTAGAACGAGTTTTAAAAGGAGAAATCAGTATTAATGATGTAACCTAATTAGCTTCAAACAAATTAGAAATGAATACAACTTTTGAAAAATCGGCTAATAGTACCGATGAATGGTACACACCGAAAGAAATTATAGACGCATTGGGTGAATTTGATTTAGACCCATGTGCCCCAGTAGCCCCCCCCTATAAAACGGCAAATGTCATGTACAACAAAAATGACGATGGATTAAAACAGGAATGGAAAGGTCGCGTTTGGTTGAACCCACCTTATTCCCGTCCTCTTATAGAATGTTTCGTTAAACGGATGGCAGAACATGGAAACGGCATTGCTTTACTTTTCAATCGTTGCGATTCAAAGATGTTTCAGGATGTGATATTCGAGAAGGCAACGGCAATGAAATTCTTGCGTAACCGAATCAGATTCTTCCGTCCAGACGGAACTCGTGGAGATTCTCCCGGCTGTGGTAGTATTCTCATCGCTTTTGGTGAGGATAATGCGGAGGTAATAAAAACTTGTGATATTGCAGGTAAGTACGTTAGAATAAATTAGAGCAAAACTGAACAAAAATGAGTAAAACAACAATTTATTATCTATTCCTAGTAGCAATGTATATGCTGCTAGGATAGGTGGAAAGGAGAGATATGAAACAGACAGTAGAAGAAGCAGCATACGATTATGCTACTAATAAAACGAAGTTCAGAAAAGACGTTCTGAAAGAAGTTGACGCGGATACCTACGTTTCACGTCATGCTGATAGTATGGAAGATTTTCAATGTGGTGCAGAGTGGCAGTCAAAGCAATCGCCTTGGATTAACGTTAAAGAAAGGTTGCCGGAAGAAGAACAAAAAATCTTCGTTTTGACAATGGGTTATGGCGTACCATATATTCAAAAAGAAACGTTTCGTAGAAGCAACAATTTAGATATAAAGGGAATATGGACTCACGGAAACAGTATCGTGTTGGCATGGCTTCCTATTCCGTCTTTCGATGATATATTAAAGAACAACAATAAAAAATGAAAGCAATAACCATAAAACAGCCGTGGGCCTCTTTGATAGTCCATGGTATTAAAGACATTGAGAACCGTACTTGGAGCTGCCCTAAGAAATACTTAGGGCAGAGGGTACTGATTCATTCAAGCGGTAAACCTTTGAATTATGATAATTTCTATGATTCAATACTTACCAATGAGCAGTTATTGGCATTACCGGAAAACAAAGAGTGGAAAGATTTTAGTTTTTGTACAGGCTCCATAATCGGAAGCGTCGAGATAATAGACTGTGTACAAAACCATCCTTCCATCTGGGCAGAGAAAGGAGTTTATAACTGGGTACTAGCTAACCCTATTCTCTACGAAAATCCAATTAAGGACGTGAAAGGCAAATTATCCTTTTGGGATTATCCCGGTATCAAAGAGGTAAAGATAGAATGTCCGGAATGTGGCAGTATAGAAATAGCTGTTGAGGACTATACAACGGCACCATTCCCAACTTATTTGCATAGGTGTAATAAGTGTGAACATGTGATTATAGAAAGTGAGTGGAAGGAGGTAAAACTATGAGAGATTTTTATGAACTGATAAACCAATATCCATGGACTACTATTTTTCTTGCTATTTTCATTTATGAAGTGATTAAATGTGTGATGTCTAATTTGAAAAAGAAATAGCCATGAGCAAACTATATAAAGTAACTATTTTCGGGGAATCATTCCTAATCGGGTGGTTCCCTTTCTCTTCACGCTGGTATAACAAGCTAAAGATAATCAAATGATAGTACGTCATTTTATAAGAGTTCCGGTTGGAAGTACTGTCTATTGCGACAATCAGCCGGTTAAAATACTAGAGAAAGGATATGCCCTTGCTCTATGTGATGTTAATGGGAAACGGGTATATATCACTTGCTATGATTTGGAAAAGAAACCATTCGTCAGCACGAATGGGGAAGAATGAAAAAGAGCCAACCCACGCACGACCATGAATCAGCTCTTCCTTACACGATTATGATGCAAATATACTATTTACTTTTAAAATAATCGTGTTATGGAACTGGATTTTAACAAAATAATTCGCCTTAAAAAGATTAGAATTGAGAAATCAGAACTTTCAGAGGAAGAAAACGCCTTGACCACCCCAATTTTGAAAGACAAAAGCCTTATCCATGAAATCTACAAAATATTCGTTGAGTTGCTGAATGAGAGAGGATGTCCACCGAATATTGACAGTGTTACCCAGCGGAAGAAGTTCATTTTCATTATCCTGTACCTGTTTTCTCCAAGTTCGCTTGCCGGTGGGAAAATGACAGCAGGGCTACGTGAGGAGATGTCAAGAGTATTGGGGATTCAGTCCAAGAGTACAATTTCCGACAATTGTGCTGATGTCGTATTTCTGTATCAGAACTATGGGGATTTCAGTGGAGATATAGAGTATCTTTACACCGAAATCGTAAATCGGTTAAGAATTAAAGGGCTAATCAATTAACAAAGCGATAAGAATTACTTACCGCTTTGTTTTTTTAACTCAATTTTGAGCCATCGAATTATAATTATTCCTATATTTGCGATACTTTTCTGCACAAAATTCTTTGTGTTATGTGTATAACTCCGTTTTTAAGCATACATAAAGGTTGATATATTAGTATTAACTTTAAAAAAGGAGGTTTTATGTCTGATGATAAAGACTATTATGAAAAAGAAGAACGAAGAATAGTGAAAAATGCCACAGAAAAAGGAGTACCTTTTGAAACAGCTGCAATCATTAGCAGAAATATAAGGCAGGAGGGATTAAGAGATTATGAATATCTTCAAATGCTCAAAGGTAAATTGAGTGATGAAATTAATCGTAAAAAGTAAATCAACAGGCCGGAGTTCAGTGCTCCGGCTCAATTTTATACAACTAACAGAATTAATATTCTAATAAAAAAGTAGAGAGATATTATAATTCCTACCCCTATAATACTTTTTGTTACCCAGTCATGTTTAAATACATCATACTTAAACATTCCACCAGGTACAAATTCGTGGGCTACATATTTTGCTTTCCAATACCCAATGCCAATAAACGTCATTCCTAATCCAAGTCCTAAAACATATCTTCTTTCAATAAATTGTATATCAAATATCATTGCTGCTGCGGAAAGAAGGATGCCACATAAAAGTACTAATTTCCACCAATAATCGACTTTAAATAATTGTCCTAAATCCATAATTCTATCTTTATTTATAGTATTCTTTTCCTTGTATATTTTCATGGTCCGGTATACGTGGTTCTCCGTCAAAATGGATTTTACCTCCGCAATGGGGGCAGACGATAACGTTTTCTTCCTCTTCCTTATCTTCCCCTATCAGTGTTGTAATAGACACATTGAGAGCATCAGCTATTTTTAGAAGATTATCCAATGAGGGGGATGATTTTCCAGTCACGATATTGCTAACTGCAACCTTTGAAATGCCAACCTTTTCCGCAAGCCAAGCGGAAGTGACGTTTCGCTCGCTCATTATTTCTTTTATTCTCAAATCCATAAACTATACTTTATTTCAATTACTCCGCAAAGTAACGCAAACTTTATCAAATAACCTAATTAGGATAAAGTTTACTTTATTAAATAATGTTAAGTAATAAATAAAACTTTATCAAACTTGTTGTGTTTAATAAAGTTTACTTTATCTTTGCATCATCAGAAACGAAGTAATAACAATTAAAACATATAAGATATGAAAGCAACAGAATTTAAGAAAGGTCAATCAGTAGTCGTAACTACTAAAAATGGTAAGGTAGAAGGTACTATTTCAGGTGTTGATATGAATGTTTGCACTTTTGAAGCTGACTATTCAGTAGATTATCTGAAAGAGGGTAAAACATGGACTATGATTTGTGTGCCTGCAAGAGCGATAGAATTAGCATAAGTTTAATCGGCAGGGCGAAAGCCCTGCGCAATATAGAAGAATATGAAAGAAAATATATTTTTAAAAGCAGTTATAGAAAAAC